TGGACTAGCTAGAATGATTGGATTTGCGAGTGGAGACAATGGGACTGGAACTTTTCAATTTGATAATAATTCAGCCTCAGCAAATTTAAAAACTTTTGATTTAAGTGGAGACCCAGTACCAACAACATCAACGACTGTATATGTTAGTATTAGTTTTATAACGGCTTAATTGGATAATTAAGTGGAATGAATAACAAGGAGATATAATGGCTTTAAGCAAAGTAGTATCAGACGATTACGAAGTTAGAACAGAGTATAAACATATTAATATGCGCACTAAAACTTCAATTATAGAAGATGGAAAAGAATTGTCATTTTCATATCATAGAAAAGTATTTACACCTGATATGGATGTAAGTGGTGAGTCTACTGAATTACAGGCACTAGCTGGTGCTCTATGGACAGATGAAGTAAAGTCTGCATGGGCAACTAAACAATCAGAAGAAGTTTAACAAACAAGGAGTCAATAATGGCAAAAAAAGAAAAGAAGCCAGTCTTGAACCTAGATGATAAAGAGTATATCATAGAGGATATGACTGACGAGCAAAAGATGATGGTAAATCATATAAACGATATTCAGAACAAACAGAATAGTAATCAGTTTATCGCTGACCAACTAGCTGTTGGTAAAGAAGCGTTTATTAATATGCTTAGAGAATCATTAAACTCTAAGGAAGAATCAGAGTAATGTTGATTAGAAGGTGTGCTCAGGGTCACGATATTAAGGTATATAGGAATACTACTCCGGGTGCTACTCGTACAAAGAGTTACCCAGATGGTACAACGGAGACCCTGACATACCCTTCGTCCTATAAATACTTCTTAGTTATAGATGGTGAAATAGAAAGAAGAAGTAATAGTTGGGAAACAATAGAAGAATTATATGTTAGTAAGTGTGAAGATAAACATACTACTAGTAATGGTAGAGTGATTATAGGTAAGCACAAACTAGTAAACCATATAATAACAGAATTAGGAAGTTAAAATGTCTTTATATAAATACACAGAAAAAGAAGCGGCTAATCTATTGATAGGTCAAAATGGATTTGATGTTATAGGAGAGCACGACACTACTGTTGTAAATCCAGATACTGGTTCTTGGGTTGCTATACAAGCTTTAGGAAAAGACTCTAGTGGTACTACTGAGTTTTTAAAAATAAAAGTTACTTCTAACATTGGAGACAATATAGATTCATTTGTTAACTTAATTCCCGGTGAGATACTCTATGGTAACTTTAGTGGTATTGTAAATCATACAGACTCTACAGCGGTATGCATAGCTTACAGAGGGTAAGAAGAACTGAAAGGCTTAAGAGGCGGTTTATAAATCCTAATAAAAAAACAGGAGTATGGGTATGGATAAAGCAAAAAATAAAAAAGATTTTAAAATTAAAAAATTAGATAATGGAGATTTTGAAGTTGTTAGTACGAGTTATAATATTAGGGTGTATTACACTTATGTTGAGTAGTTGTTCTAATGGTTGGTCTGTAGGTAATTTAGATGTTCACTCAAAGGATTCGATGTATACTTTTGTGGAAGTATTAGACCAAGATTCAACATCTCATTTTTACTCAGACCATATAAGATTCAATAGAGATATGTGGTGCTTTGTTCACAACCAATGGGAAGTAGTAAGGAAGAAATGAGTGAAGAGGTTAAGACAGCTAGAAGCTATAGAGGTGCTATTGTCGATGACAACGCTGTTATTTCTATCAATATCAGATGGATATTTCAAGGCATTGCCCTTATTGGTGCTTTGGTCTATGGTTACTATAGGGTTGAGACTAGACTGGAAACATTGGAAGATAAGTTGGCTAATGCTGATAAGCAAATTGGGGATTTACTTAGTAAACATATCGTGGAAGAAAGGGCTGAGAGACAAGAGTTGGCAGAAAAGGTAGCCTTTTATGAAAAAGAATTTAATATTAATCCTTTAAGCTGGGGTAAGAGGAGAAAAAAGTAATGGATATGATGGCAATATATGGCGAAGCAGGAATGATAGGTATATGCGGAGCATTACTTGTTTATTTAGTTATGTCATTGTCAAAGAAATCAGAAGCACAACAAGAGTCTTTAAAAGAATTAGAGGTGGAAAACAAAGGTCAATCTGAAAGTATTAATAATATGGAAGGAATGATTATAAAACTTATTAGCAGATGGAATGAATCTGATGCAGTTAGGGACAGAAGGTATGAACAGATGATGGAAGCAGTAAGTGATTTAGAAAAACAACTATCAAGAATGGATGGTATTATGAGTCGTATGAACGGAAATGGAAGGCACTAATGAATAATGAAGATTTAAGAACGCATTTAACAAGACACGACGAAAGGTTGAGAAACATATATTCTACATTAAATAGGATAGAAAAACATTTAGAAAGACTTAATGGTAAAGTAGATAAGCACGAAACCGATATTGCTAAAGTGCAAGTATGGGGTGGAGTTGCTTTAGTAAGCTTTCCGATAATCGTAAACATAATAATGAGGTTTGTATAATGTTAAAGAAAATGATAGCAGATGAATTACTAGGCGATGCAACTAAAGATGAATTAATTGATGAAATTAATAAAGCAGTTGATATTCCTATTATATCTGAAAAAACAGAAAAGGCTATACTAGAAGCTCTTTGGAAAATTATTAAAAAAGTTTTATTATCTAAGCTAGGTGTATAGTGCCTGCTAAAAAAGACCCAAGATTAAAAAGAGCAGGAGTGTCTGGATTTAATAAACCCAAGCGTACTCCTAATCACCCTAAGAAAAGCCACATTGTTGTAGCCAAAGAAGGGTCTAAAATAAAGACAATTAGATTTGGTCAAAAGGGTGCTAGTACAGCAGGTAAGCCAAAAGCTGGTGAATCTAGAAGAATGAAAATGAAAAGAAAATCGTTCAAAGCTAGACATAGAAAGAACATAGCAAAGGGAAAAATGTCTGCGGCTTATTGGGCGGATAAGGTTAAATGGTAATATGAATAAAAAAGTTAGAGCTCCAAAAGGTTATCATTGGATGAAGTCTGGTTCTTCATACAAGTTAATGAAACATAGTGGTAAATTTAAGTCTCACAAAGGTGCTAGTCTTATGGCTGATTTTAAAGTTCAGATGAAACATTCAAAAGCTAAAAAGAAATAATGCCTTCAGCTACTAAAACAAAACCAGCATTATGGAAAAGAATTGTTGCCTCTGTTAAAGCAGGAACTAAAGGCGGAAGAAAAGGTCAATGGTCAGCAAGAAAGGCTCAGTTAGCTACAGCTAGGTATAAAAAAGCTGGTGGTGGTTACAAAGGAAAAAAGTCTTCAAAGAATAGTTTATCTAAGTGGACTAAGCAGAAATGGGACTACGTAAGTAAGGGTGATAAAAAGAAACCTAAGAAAAAACGTGGTCGTTATCTACCTGAGTCGGTTAGAAAAAGTCTCAGTCCTTCTCAAAAAGCAAGCACGAACAGAGCTAAGAAAAGAGCAACAGCTAAAGGTAAACAGAAAGCTAAATATAGTAAAGCAGTAGCTAGAAAAGTAAGGAGAGCATAGTGTATAAATTTGGTAGGAAAAGTAAAGAAAGATTAAAAGGGGTAGACGCTAAATTAGTTAATGTTCTTAATGAGCTTATTAAGATTATGGATGTTACTATAATAGAAGGCTTACGTACAGAAGAAAGACAAAAAGAGTTACTTAAAAAAGGTGCTACTAAGGTTAAATACTCTAAGCATATGGAAGGTAAAGCTGTAGACTTAGCTCCTTATCCTATAGATTGGAAGAATAGAGATGGGTTTCATTATATGGGTGGTATGATTAGAGGAATAGCTAAACAACTTAATGTTAAAGTTCGTTGGGGTGGAGACTGGGATTCTGATGGTGATGTAAAAGATAATGGCTTTGATGACCTAGTTCACGTGGAGATACTTGATTAATGCCTAAACAATTATATACTATAAATAAGTTTGATGCTGGTATAAATACAGTTAAAGATGCAAGAGATTTAACTGAGCCAGAGTCAAGTGCTGTAATTAATATGGCGGTTGATGCACAAGGAAAAATAAAATCAGCAGGCACTTTAACTGGACACCTTTCTAATCCTTCTGATGTAGGTGGTAGTAATCTTACAAAATATATATCTAGCCATACCGCAAGGCTTGAAATAGGCACAAGTGCTCCGGGTACAGTTACAGGAAGACTTAATCTTGGAGGTGGATATAATTTTTTTTACTTTGAATCAGACCATAGTATAAAAGATGACATAGATACTACAGGTAGCGAATTTACTGTAGGAAGTGCTAATGGAAATATAAGTTTTGGCAACCCTCAAAATACAGCAGTAGATGGAGTAGCAACTTCAAGCTCTGCTGATATTCCGGGTGCAGGGTCTACGGAGTAATATATGGCTTTAGCTGTACTCCCATCAAAATCATTTATAAAAATAACCGTTTCTGGAACAACAGATTACTGGACTTCTAACTTAGGATTCTTAGTAGGAGATGTAATAACTGTTAGTGGCAGTAAATTTAACGATGGTGTTTATCTTGTATCTGGCTTCATTCAACAAGGTGGTTCTCATTATATGATGGTTGTTGGAAAACCTATTGTAGATGAGACTGCTTTTACAGTTGATACAGATGCTGGTTATGGTAACACAGCTACAACGCTTA